ATGAAAATGAAGAATATGTTCCTTATCAATTTGATGATGAAAAAGGAAAAGAATTATATTTAAAATATGATAAATCTTATGAAAATCCTTCATGGACTAGAGGTGATTTTCCAAATAGTAAAGAAATCGATTTACAAACCCTATTAGACATTACAGGAATGTCTTTAGAAGAACTTAAAGAACTTAACACTTATCGAGATGAAGGTTGGACTTTAGATATAGATGAAGATAATGGAACAGTAACAGAGTTTGTAGACTAAAAAATAAAATTAAAATAAACTTTAAAGAAAAGCTTGGCAATGCCAGGCTTTTTTTGTATCTTCATACCAAATAAAGTTTATGTATCAATCCGTTTATTACGATAGAGAAGAATATCAGTATTATTTAAGAGATGATAAAAAAGGTTGGAAAGTATTTAAATACTCTCCAACTTATTATGTTGCTCATGAAGATGGTGAAATAGAAACTCTTGATGGAACTAGAGTAGTTCCTATTAAAAAAATGGATAATTACAAAGATCCAAAATATTTTGAAAAAGATGTAGATAAAAATACTCGTTTACTAGTTGATTTTTATCACGAATCAGATGAATCCCCCTCATATCATAATTTAGTTTATTTAGATATTGAGTGTGAAATTGTTGGAGCCCTTACTCCTGAAAATATTAAAAATCCAAAAGGTAAAATTACATCTATTGCTTTATATGATAATAATAGTAAAAAATACTATTGTTTAATTTTAGATGAAAAGCAATTAATGAATGAAGCTAAATCCGAAAGTAAAGAAGTTATTCCCTATAAAACAGAAAAAGAATTACTTAGTGGTTTTATTGATTTATGGATTAACCTTGACCCAACAATAATTTCAGGATGGAATAGTGAATTTTTTGATATACCTTATTTATATCATCGTATTAGTAAAGTAATAAGTGAGGATATAGCTAATTATTTATCTCCAATTCAAAAAGTTAAAACCCAAATCGTTCAAACAAAAAATGGTTTAGCCGAACATGTAAATATAGCAGGTCTTAATCATTTAGATTATATGAACTTATTTAAAAAGTTTATTACTAAACAGGAATCAAGTTATGCTCTAGGTACAATTGGGGAAAAATATGTTAAATTAGGTAAAATTGATTATCAAGGTTCACTTGATAAATTATTTAAAGAAGACATAGATAAATTTATTGAATATAATATTCGAGATGTTGAAATTATTGTTGAATTAGAAAAATCACTTAAGTTTATTGAACTATCAGTTACAATTTGTCACTTATGTCATACACCTTACGAAACTATTTACTATTCAACAGTATTAAATGATGGAGCTATTTTAACTTATTTAAAACGTAAAGGTATAGTTTCACCTAATAAACCAACAACATATAATCCTGGATTAAGAGAAATTAAAGAAGAATATGCTGGAGGTTATTTAAAAGATCCTGTACCTGGATTATATGAATGGGTTATTGATCTTGACTTTACTTCGTTATACCCGTCAATTATCCGTTCACTCAATATGGGCATTGAAACATTAGTTGGACGCGTTGTTAACACAGGTAAATTCGATAATCAATGGTCATTAAAGGAACTTAAGAAAATGGATTCTAATAAAATAGTTGAAATTGAAAAGGTAAAAAAAGATAGAAAATTAATTCGTTCTGAAATTAAAGTATCTCATTTAATTGAACTTATTGAAGAAGGTGATTTGCTTATTTCTGCCCCCGGAGTAATATTCCGTAAAGATAAATCAAGTGTTGTTTGTGAAATTTTAGCTGACTGGTTTGCTAAACGCCAGGAATATAAAGCGTTAATGAAAAAAGCATATAAAGTTGATAATGACCCTATTATGGGTGAGTTTTACAATAAACGACAACATGCTTATAAAATTAAATTAAATGATGTATATGGTGTATTTGCTATTAATAGTTGGAGATACACAGATGGACATAAATTTATTAGTAAAGCTATTACCTTAACAGGCCAAAGGCTTTTACAAGAAAGCATAAAAAATATGAATTCGTATCTAAATAAAGAAATGAACATTGATAAGGATTCAATTATTACTAGTGACACAGATAGTTTATTTATTCAATGTTCTGATTTACTACTCCATAGAAACCCGGATTTAGACCTAAATAATAAAGATGAAGTTATACCTAAAATCCTAGAAATAGCTACAGAATTACAGAATATGGCTAATAAATTTATAGGTGATTTTTGTCGAGAAGCATTTAATATTAAGATTAATGAACCTCATTATTTTGAATTAAAACAAGAAGTTGTATTAGATAGAGGTTATTTTGCAGGTAAACGCAGATATGCTATCCATATTGTAAATAAAGAAGGTGTAACAACTGATGAATTAGATATGAAAGGTTTAGATTTAATGAAATCAAATTTTCCTCCATTATTTAGAAAATTTGGAGAACATATTTTAAATCAAATTATGTTTGGTACTAAAAAACCAAATATTGATACTCAAGTACTTGAATTTAGAGAATCACTTAGAACCGTAGGTTGGGAGCAAATCTTAAAACCTACAGGATTAAAAAAAATGAAAGAATATATAGCTTCAGGCCCTACATCTGGAGAAATATTTTCAAAACTTGGTTTAAAATGTCCTATTAATACAAAAGCAGCAATATACTACAATGACTTGCTACGATTTAAAGGATTAGATAAAAAACACCCCACATTTCAAATAGGAGATAAAATGTATATTGGATACCTGAAAGAAAATCCGTATCGTATAGATGTGATTGGATTTAATGGCCATAGTGATCCCCCTGAAATTATGGAATTTATTGAAAAATATATTGACCGAGATGGATTATTTGATTCAGTAATGAAAAATAAACTTGAAAGTATTTACCTAGATTTAGGTTGGGGTTATCCAATATTTAATAAAAAGATAAATAAATTTTTTATATTTAATTAAAAAACATGATTAATAAACTAGATCTTTCCTCAGTAATTTCAAAATATTATCTTAATGGGCTTGTTGAACCTGTTAAATGGGATATTAAAGATAAAGTTATAACTATTAAATTTAATGCACCAACAAAAGATATGATTGGTAAAGTTGAATTTATAGGTATGCCTCTTGAAGATTCAACAATTGCTATTAGTAATACAACTCAATTAAATAAATTAATTGCAATTACAAATGGTTATTTAGAATTAAAATATGAAAAAATAAACAAATTTATTACAAAACTTATTATAGCTGATAATCAATTTACTTTAAATTATGCTTTAGCAGATACAATGATTATACCTAAAGCAGGTGAATTAGGAGATATTGGAGATTGGAATATTGAAGCTCCTTTAGATAATGAAAGTATTAATGCTATTGTTAGAGCTAAATCAGCACTTGCTGAAAGTGAAACAGTAGTTATTAAACCCTTTGAAAATGCAGATAATGAATTTCAAATTGAAATGCAATTTGGGGGTAATATAGAACATGCTAATAAAGTATCTTTTTATATCCCTCAAGCAACATATTCTAACCTCCCAGATGATTTTAAAGAACATTACAATTCAAATATGATTAGAGAAATTATGTATTGTAATAAAGATATGGCTAATGGAACTATTAGTATTAATTTAGAAGGTATTATGAAATTAGAATTTAAAAATGAAAATTTTAAAAGCACTTATTATCTTGTGTCAAAAGAAATCTAATAATATATTTATATAAGACAAAACCATGACTTTAGGGAGCAAGTTTTGTAAATGTTTAACCCGCTGATCCTAGGACAGCACAATTTTAATGTGATATGAGTACACTATTTAGAGAAAATTATTTCTCACCATTTGATTTATTAGTTAAAGACTTTTTTAAGTCGGAATTAGATTTCCAACCCGCCAATCAAGCCAAATATTCCCACCCTGTAGATATCTACGAAAACCCCGAAGGCCTTTATTTTGAAATAGCCTGTACGGGTCTTACTAAAAAAGATATTGAAATTCAAATCGAAGGGGATATTTTAAATATTCGTTATAATAAAGATAACGATAAAAAATGTTGTGAAGTAAATAATTGCAATTATATTCATAAAGGAATTGCTAGACGTTCTTTTAGTTTAGGATATAAAGTTGCAAATAAATTTAACCTTACTCTAGCTTTAGCAGAAATGGAAAATGGTCTTCTTAAGATTTCCATCCCCTTTTCTGAAGAATTAAAACCAAAAATCCTTACAATTAAGTAATTAAAAAGCTCCCTAAAGCTTGGATTAATTAAGAATATTTCGTATATTCACGTTATAAAATAAAAAAACTATGAGTTATACAATTATTAAAGATCCGGTTCTTGAACCATTTTTCCTTTCCAAAGACGAATACTGTTATACAGTATACGAAATTGTAACCCCTGATCCTAAAAATTTAGAAAAGGGTAGTAAAGGGAAAGATTATCAAAAAGCTCTCGGACATTACACAAAACTTTCCCATGCTTTGAATTGCATTGCCAAAGTAAAACTTGATCATAAGAAAGAATACGACAGTATTAAATCTTACATTCAGGAATGGGAAATTAACAAACAAGCAATGGAAACTTTATTAGAATCATTAGGAATATGAAATTAGAAGCAATTTACAATGCCGTTATCGTAAAACCAATCGAAACGGAAGAAACCACTTATGGTGGAATAATCGTCCCGGATTTAGGGAGTGAAAAAAATAAACTAGCTGAAGTAATAACAGTTGGTGAAGGTTACTTTTCGGTAACTGGGGTCTGGATAGAAACAGTTCTTAAAGTTGGAGATATAGTAATACTCCCTACAATGGGATTTAGTAAGGTAGAATTTGAAGGAGAAGAATACTGGATAGGCCCAGAAAATCAAGTTCTAGGTAAAATAAATAATAACAATTAAAAATAAACCATGAGTAAAATTATTGAATTCGGGCCAGATGCCCGTAAAAAATTATCAGCAGGTATTGATAAATTAGCTAATGCAGTAACTTCAACTTTAGGTCCTAATGGACGTAATGTAGTAATTGCTAATGGTGGTATTCCTCAAAGTACTAAAGATGGTGTTACTGTAGCTAAATCAATTACTTTAGAAGATCCAATTGAAGAATTAGGTGTACAATTAGTAAAACAAGCAGCTATTAAAACAGCAGATAATGCTGGAGATGGTACAACAACATCTACTTTATTAGCTCAAGAAATTGTATTACAAGGACTTAAGGAATTAAGTAATGATAGAAATTCAGTTCAACTTAAACGTGAAATTGATTTTGCTGTTAAAGAAGTATTAGATACACTAAGAACAAAAATTAAAGAAGATATATCAAGTGAAGATCAACTTAAACAAATTGCAACTATATCCGCAAATAATGATCCTGAAGTAGGGGAATTAATAGCAACAGCAATGCAAAAAGTAGGACGTGAAGGTGTTGTGTTTATTGAAGAATCTAAAAATGGTGAAACATATCTTGAAACTGTAGAAGGAATGCAATTCGATCGTGGATATAAATCCCCTTATTTTGTTACAGATAATAACTCAATGAGTACAAATATCCAAGATACATTAATTTTAATTGCAGATAAAAAATTCACCCAAGTAAAAGAATTATTACCTATTTTAGAAGCAGTATCAAATCAAAATAAATCATTATTGATTATTGCTGAAGATATTGAAGGTGAAGCTCTTGCTACTTTAATTGTAAATAAAGCAAGAGGAATTTTAAAAGTAGTTGTTGTTAAAGCTCCAGATTTTGGAGATCGTCGTAAACTAATTTTAGAAGATATTGCTATTTTAACAGGTGGACAAGTATTTAGCCCTGAAAAAGGAATGAAACTTGATAAATTTAGTTGGGATTGGTTCGGTGAAGCTCGAGTAGTAACAGTCAATAAAGATAGTACAACTATTGTTGATGGTAAAGGAGATACAGATAAAATTACCGCTCGAATTGAAGAATTACAAACTCAAATTGAAAAATCAATTACTCCATATGAAAAAGAAAAGCTTCAAGAACGTTTAGCTAAATTTATTGGAGGTGTAGCTATTGTACACGTTGGTGGATTTACAGAATCAGAAATTCGAGAGAAAAAAGATAGAGTTGATGATGCTTTACAAGCAACAAAAGCAGCTCTTGAAGAAGGTATTGTACCTGGAGGAGGAGCAGCATTATTACATGCTCGAGAACATATAACACAAAATACTATAGGTGCTAGCATTGTGTATAAAGCATGTGCCTCTCCATTTAAAAAAATCCTTACTAATGCTGGATTTGATCAAGAACATATCTACCAAGCTATGAATCATATTAGTACCTCAGATTACTGGATTGGTTATAATTTATTAACAGATAAATATGTTAATATGAATGAAGAAGGTATTATTGATCCAGCTAAAGTAACTCGCACAGCTCTTGAAAATGCAGCTTCAGTAGCAGGTACTATTTTATTAACAGAAGCAGTAGTAGTTGATAAACCGGAAGAAAATAAAGAAAATGATCCTGGATTTGGGGGTATGAATGGAATGTTTTAGAAATAAAACATATGAGAGATACAGTGAATTTAATAGGTAAAAAAATTGTATTAAATGATAAAACATATACTATTAATACAATAAATTTTATGCCAACTCCTGCCCAACCTAAAAACCATATTTGGGTTGGGTTAGAAATCCAGGGGACACTTCATAATTACGCTTATGAAGATTTATTACCTCACTTTAAAGAACAAATTAAGTTATGAAACAAGAAATTGAGAAAAATATCCTTATAGCAGAACGTGTACCTCCTGGAGATCAATGGCAAGTATCAGGAATTGAGGAAGTTCAACCTACTCTTACAGATGCTTTAAATGCTTTTTATATGAATACAACTATAAAACCTAGTGCATTTAGACTTGAACCCTTAAAAGGAAATTTGTACATTATTACAACAGAAGAAGTTGAAATTATAAAACCTAAGCCTAAAACCTTTAATTTATACGGAGAGTAATGAGAAAAAAAGAACATACATTATGGGTTGAACGTTATAGATCCCAAACACTTGAAAATTATGTTGGAAATGAAAATATTAAATCTACTATAGAAAAATATCTTCAACAAAATGATATTCAAAATTTCTTATTTTATGGTCCTGCAGGAACAGGTAAAACTACTCTTGCTAAATTAATTGTAAATAACTTAGATTGTGATTTTATGTACATCAATGCTAGTGATGAAAGAGGAATTGACACAATTCGTGACAAAGTATCAGGATTTGCAAGTGCCGCATCTTTTAAACCACTTAAAGTTATTATTTTAGATGAAGCTGATTTTATTACTATTCAAGGACAAGCAGCTCTTCGAAATGTAATTGAAACCTATTCACGTACAACTCGTTTTATTTTAACTTGTAACTATGTTGAAAGAATTATTGATCCTCTTCAATCACGTTGTCAAGTATTAAAAATTGTTCCTCCTTCAAAACAAGACATTGCTAAACATATATCAGGTATTTTAGAAAAAGAAGAAGTACTACATACCATAGAAGATATTAAACTTTTAGTAAACCAATTTTATCCCGATTTACGCAAAATGTTAAACACAGCTCAATTATCAAATAAAGATGGAGAGCTTAAAATTGATAAATCAGTAATTGTATCTTCAAATTACATGATTCAAGTAGTTAAAGAATTATCTAACCCAAAACCAAATTTTAATGAAATACGTCAAATTATTGCAAACGCAAATATCCATGATTTTGAGGAGCTGTATCGTTTCTTGTATGATAACGCTTCTGTTTATGTACCTGGGAATGAAGGAATGGTGGCAATCTATACTAACGAATATACGTACCAATCGAACTTCAGACTAGATAAAGAAATTAACTGTATGGCTTTAATTGCTAGGTTAATTGAATTAAAATAAATAAATAATAAAATAAATATGAACCAAAAACCACAAATGAATGTCAACATTGACATTAAAAACACAACACCAATCACATCACCTGAGGGTAATCAAGTATTCCAAGAAGGAGTAATTTTACGTAGAGTATCTAAATTTGTAACAGGAACTCAAGAGGATGGAATAGTTCCAGTTCCCGTATTTTTTGATGTAAAAACAGGAAAAATATTAGTAGAATTATTGCCTAAAGAATTACGTGATGAATTTGAAAACCCAGATGACTCTATTTGATTTTTTGAATGAAATAACTTTTAATAAAAGAGATTGGTCAACTTTTACAGAAGATCAAAAAGAATCATTTAATCCGTATATGATCCACAGATATGTTAGTATGTATTCTAAATATGTTGATATCGCGAATGTTGCACAAAAACTTCCAATCAATGAAAAAGAAAAAATATATAATATATACAAAACCATGTTACCAAAGAAAAAAATGTTTCTTAAATATGTAAAAAAACAAAGTAAAAATACATATGATGATTTATTAAAATATGTTTCCGAATATTACCAATGTAGTTTTGGAGAAGCAGAAGAATATATTGATATTATACGAGAATCTGGAGTTAGAGGTATTCTTTGGGAAATGGGAATTAATGAAAAAGAAACAGACAAATTAATCAAAAAAGCAAAGTTATGATTACTGAAAACCAAGGTTATAACCCAACAGGAACTGAAAAAGCCATCTCAGATTTTGAAAAAATGTATCCAACTTTAGCTGAATCTTTTAAAGAAAATCAACAAGAACAATATGAATTATTTGCTCGCAAAATGATGGATTATGGTTTAGCAAATATTACTTTAGGGTCTACACTTGAGGATCCTGAGGATATTAATCTTTCGTTGACTGGTATTTGGTTGCGCTGTAATGACAAGATAAATCGCTTAAAAAACATGTTAAAACGCAAGGGTCGTAACTATGTTCAAGATGAGCCAATGATTGATAGTTTTATTGACATTGCTAACTACAGCATTATAGCCCAGTTAGTAATGAAAGGTAAATGGAAAAAATAAAAAGTTATATAAAAAGTTTTGACTAAAAAAAGAAAAATACCTCAAATTCTAAAACAAATAAAGAATCAACCACTACGAGAAATAAATCACGCTTTTCAAAAAGCTATTTCCTACAGTCAGTTTTCCGTATTTGCTTCGTGCCCTCATAAATGGAGTTTACAGTATAGAGACGGCAAATACACGTCTGAATCATCAATTCATATGACCTTTGGGACTGCGTTGCACGAAACTTTACAGCATTATATAACAACTATATATGAGATAAGTGGTGCTGAAGCTGATCGAATTAATTTAGGAGAATATTTTGAAGAACGTTTTAGAGAAACATATTTAAAAGATTATAAATCAAATAAAAATATTCATTTTAGTACTCCCGAAGAAATGAATGAATTCTTTACAGATGGAATTGAAATAATAAATTTTTTAAAGAAAAAAAGAGGAAAATATTTTGGAAAAAAAGGATGGTATTTAGTAGGTTGTGAATTACCTTTAATTGTCCAACCAAACCCACAATATAATAATATATTATATAAAGGTTATTTAGATGTAGTTTTATATCATGAAGCTACTAATAAATTTAAAATTTTAGATATTAAAACCTCTACTAGAGGTTGGGATGCTAAAACTAAAACAGATGAAATAAAACAATTTCAACTTATTTTGTACAAAAAGTACTTTGCTCAACAATTTAATATCCCCTTGGACGATATTGAAATTGAATTTTTTATTGTAAAACGTAAAGTTTGGGAACAATCGGATTTCCCCACATCAAGAATCCAAGAATTTAAACCAGCATCTGGTAAAGTTAAATTAAGTAAAGCATATAATGCAATTAATAAATTTATAAATGAAGCATTTAACGATAATGGGACTCATAATACTGTAAACCATCTTCCAAATCCTTCTGCCTTTAATTGTAGATTTTGTGTTTTTAAAGATAATGAAGAACTATGTAATAAAGGATTAACCTTGAAGAATCCTGATATATTTATATCAAAAAACAATTAAAAATTAAATCTATGAGTAAAAAAGACATGACCCTAACTTCGGTTAAAGTACAAAGTGAGTTATTTGATAATTTTAAAATTTCTTGTGTAAGATATAAATTTTCACTACAAAAGCTTGCCGATCGAACAATTCATTTGTATCTTACCGATGAAGAATTTAGAAAAAAAATTCACAACCATAATAATCTAGAAATTAATAATTAACAATTAAATTAAAGTTACAATGAATAATAGTTTTGCATACCTTCCTCCGGAGAAGAGGAAAAAAATCCTTTTAATTTGCGATGATATCCGAGTTCATTCGGGAGTAGCAACAGTAGCACGAGAAATAGTAATACATACGTGCCAACATTTCAATTGGGTAAATATTGGTGGTTCTATTAATCACCCCGAAGTAGGAAAACGTTTAGATCTATCTCAATCAACCAATGAGACCAAGGGTATAACTGATTCCTCAGTTGTAATTTACCCGGCAAATGAATATGGTGGACCTGATATGCTACGTCAACTTATCCAAATTGAAAAACCGGACGCTATAATGTTAGTTACAGACCCTCGTTATTTTGTTTGGTTATTTTCAATGGAAAATGAAATTAGAAAAAATATTCCTATTACATATTTAAACATTTGGGATGATTATCCTGCACCTTATTATAATAAAGCATTTTATGAATCATGTGATTTATTAATGGGGATTAGTAAACAAACTGTTAATATTAATAAACTTGTTTTAGGAGATAAAGCAAAAGATAAAATAATTAGATATGTTCCTCATGGTTTAAGTGAAAAAATATATTTCCCTATCCCCCAAAATCATGAACAATATCCTCAATTTACAGAGTTTAAAAATAACTTATTTCAAGGAAAAGAATTTGACTTTGTATTATTTTTTAATTCAAGAAACATTAGAAGAAAACAAATTCCAGATACAATGTTAGCTTATAAATATTTTATTGATAAACTTCCAATAGAAAAAGCTAAAAAATGTGCTCTTGTACTTCATACTGAATTAGTATCAGATCATGGAACAGACCTTAAAGCTATTGAAGAATTATTTTTAAGTGAAGATCAATACAATGTTATTTTTACTAATAAAACAATGAATTCAACAGAAATGAATTTTTTATATAATTCATCTGATGCTCAAATTTTATTAACATCTAATGAAGGATGGGGATTATCATTAACTGAAGCAATATTAGTTGGAAATCCAATTATTGCTAATGTAACAGGGGGAATGCAAGATCAAATGAAATTTGAAGATGAAGAAGGTAATTGGTTTACTCCATCCCCCGAAATTCCTTCTAATAATACTGGAAAATATAAAAAATGTGGAGAATGGGCCTTCCCAGTTTTCCCAAATAATCGATCTATTCAAGGTTCTCCTCAAACCCCTTATATATGGGATGATAGATGTCGTCCCGAAGATGCTGCTGAACAAATATTAGCTGTTTATTCTTTAGATAAAAAAGAAAGAAAAGCTAAAGGTTTAAAAGGTAGAGAATGGGCCTTAAATGAAGCGGGACTTACATCACCTCTTCAAGGTCAAAGAGTTATTGAAGCCTTTGATACATTATTTAAAACTTGGAAACCAAGAGAAAAATATGAATTGATCAATGTTAATGAAGTAAAAGATAAAGTTATAAACCATAATTTGTTATATTAATATGAAACCACTATTTATTATAAGTTCCCCTTTTGACACCTACAGTGGCTACGGTGCTCGTTCAAGAGATTTGATTAAAGCCATTATTAAAACAGATAAATATACTGTAAGATTATTATCCCAGCGATGGGGTTCTACCCCATTTGGGTTTTGCCAAGACAACCTAGAGTGGACATCTTTATTAGATTTAGTTCTCCCAAATAATCAAATACCTAAACAGCCTGAAATTTGGGCTCAAGTAACTATCCCTAGTGAGTTCCAACCTGTTGGAAAATATAATATTGGGTTTACAGCAGGTATAGAAACAACTATAGCCCCAGCAGACTGGATTGAAGGATGTAACAGAATGAATCTTAATATTGTATCCTCAGAACATTCTAAAAACGTTTTTCATCAATCTCAGTTTGAAAAAAGAAATAAACAAACTAATGCTTTAGAAGGGACTATTAAACTAGAAAAACCAATTGAAGTATTATTTGAAGGTGTTAATACAGATGTATATAAAATATTAGAAAAAAATATTAATAAGAATATTGATTTAAGTTATATCAAGGAAGATTTCGCTTATTTATTTTTAGGACATTGGATTAATGGAGACTTAGGAGAAGATAGAAAAAATGTAGGTTTATTAATTAAAGCATTTTATGAAACTTTTAAAAATAAATCTAAAAAACCAGCATTAATTCTTAAAACTTCTCAAGTAGGTTCATCTTATGTAGATAGAGAAGAAATTTTAAAGAAAATTAAAGCGATTAAAAAAACAGTTAATTCTACAAACTTACCAAATGTTTATTTACTCCATGGGGATTTTACGGATGAAGAAATAAATGAATTATATAATAATTCTAAAGTAAAAGCTATGGTTAATTTAACTAAAGGTGAAGGATTTGGTAGACCATTACTTGAATTTACTTTAACTAAAAAACCATTAATTACTACAGCTTGGTCAGGTCATATAGATTTCCTTAACCCCGAATTTACTAGTTTAATTGGTGGTCAATTAACTAATGTTCATCAAAGTGCGGCCAACCAATGGTTATTACCTGAATCTCAATGGTTTTCTGCTGATCATGGCCAGATAGGACATTTTTTAAAAGATGTATTTGAAAATTACAAAAATTATACAGATAAAGCTAAACGTCAATCTTTTAAAAGCAAAACAGAATTTAGTTGGGATAAAATGAAAGAAAAATTATGTAATATTTTAGATACATCCATTCCTGAATTCCCAAAAGAATTTGCATTAAAACTCCCAACTATTAAAAAAATCGAATTCCCTAAAAAAGAAATAATAAATGGATAATTTAATTAATTGCGCCCATTGTGATTCAGATGCGTGTTATGTAGAAGAAGTGAATCAAGATATAAAAACCTATTTTTGTTATGGGTGTGGTTTTCAAACTAATTCATTAATGAAAAAAGGAGAACCATTTTTTGAAGAACAATCAAAAATTCTTCCTGAACTTTATAAAGATTTATTTTATGCTGATAAAGAGGGAAAAATATGGATGGCATCCTCAGTAAATTTACCCCAACAAGGAATGATATTTGCAAATGGACCTTCTAAAGAAGATTGGGGATGGGCTTCTGTAAAAGCTGTTCCTGTTTTAGAAGAAGAAAAAACAAAATACCCAATCCTAGGAAAACCAGATGAATATTATGAATGGAGAATGGATATGACTACATTAAAAATGTTTCCTAAGCGTGATTATATAGATGCTCTTTCGTATATTAACGTATTACCTGAATAAATTATATTATTATGAAGATAAGTTATGGATTAACCGTGTGTAACGAACACGAAGAATTAAAAAATTTAATTGAATATTTATTTAAAAGAATTGATAGTGAAGATGAAATTATAGTAGTATACGATCAAAATAGAGTTACTCCTGAAGTATTAAAGGTTATAGAAGATTATAAAGAAGAAGCAACTTCTCATCCTTTTAATTTTCAACAAAATTTCCTAGAAAACAAAAACTTTATGAATAGCAAATGTACTGGAGATTATATATTCCAGATTGATGCCGATGAAATTCCTGAAAGTTTTTTGGTAGAAAATCTAAAATCAATTTTAGAAGATAATCCTATAGACTTATTAATTACACCTCGTAAAAATTTAGTTGAAGGATTAACTCAGGAACATATCCAAAAATGGGGATGGAATGTAAATGAACAAGGTTGGGTTAATTGGCCTGATGCTCAAAAACGAGTTTATAAAAATACCTCAGAAATTAAATGGTCAGGTCACCAGGTGCATGGGATGGTTGAAGGTTATAAAACATTTGCAACCTTACCTTTTACTGAAGAATGGAGTATTATCCATAACAAGACAATTGATCGTCAAGAAAATCAAAATGAACGTTATACTAAAATTGAAATAGGAGAATTAAAATGAGAAAGTACCTACCAACCCTTAGCGAATTAGTAGACAGATTGTCTATTGCCCAGCTTAAAGAAGTGTTTATTGTAGAACACAAAAATGAATACTCACAAGAAATTGCTGATATCGTTCATGATATCCAAGTATTACTTGATGAACAAAATGGTAAAATAACAGCAGATACAATTCGAGCAATTGTTGTTTTATCCCAAATGAATCTTCATATTTGGCATAATGAATCTAATTACCGTAAAGGTATTAAAGATGGTAATAATTTAGAATTAACACACGGTTTAAATGGTATCCGTAATGTAGCAAAAAACCGTATTCAAGAAGTAGTAGGTGGCCGTAAAGATTATAAAATCGATTGTTTGGCTGCAGATTTTAAAGATTGGGAAATATCATGGGAATAGTAGAACGTACTCGAAAAGAATCTAAACCTTTTTTATCAATAATTTTACCTAGTAGAAAAAGAGTAGAGATGTTAAATGAAACTCTTTATTCAATATATTCACTAGCTGATTTAAACAATCCAAATTTTGAGGTTATAATTAAGGTTGATTTTGATGATCATGAAACATTAGATTATATAAAAAATTGGTCCAATGAATATGAAAATTTACATTTTATTATAAATTCACGTAAAAAAGGATTTTTAAATTTAGTAGATTTCTTAGAAGACATGATAGACTTAGCTAAAGGAAAATATATTTTAGCAGCTAATGATGATATGATGTTTAAAACCCAAAATTGGAATACAATTTTAACTAAATGTCTGACTGATTTTAAAATTTATTTTCCTTACGTAAATGGTTATAGAGAATCTTTTTGGTGTATTCCTAAAGAATTATATACTGCTTTAGGGCATGTTGCTCCTCACAATCAAACTGATACTTATTTAAATTGGTTAGGCCAAGTATTAGGAATTGTAGAATACATAGATGATATTGAATTATATCATAAATTTGATTATGAAGATGAAACAGCATCCGATAAAGTTGATGTAATCGATATTAACTATGCTAGTAGAGATTATCATAGAAATTCACCTGAATTTAAAGAAGATATAAAAATACTTCAAAAACTTTTAGGTATAGAAAACCTAAACCCAATAACAAAAAATTAATGATATTTCCTGAGATAAAAATATTCAAACCTGATGCTTTTGAAGATTATAGAGGTGAACTTTATACTCTATTTAAACAAGAAGAGCATAATCTAATTTTTAATCATGATAAAGTTTCAATTTCAAGGCAAAACGTTTTGAGAGGAATGCATGGTGATTCTAAATCCTGGAAATACATTTCTTGCCTTTCAGGTGAAATATATTTAGTAGTTATAGATAATAGACCTAATTCTCCAAATTATTTAAAATGGGATGGGATAATGATTACATCAAAAAATAGAACATCAGTTCTAATCCCTCCTAATTTTGCTAACGGACATTATATCCTAAGTCCAGAAGCAACACTTTTTTATAAATGGTCATACCCCGGTGATTATCCTGATGTTCAAGATCAATTTACATTAAAATGGAATGACCCTAAAATAGGAATTGATTGGCCTACTTCAAATCCTATTTTATCTAAACGTGATTCCTAGAGAAAAAATTATTATATTAACATCAAAAATAGAATAAAAATGAAAAAAGCACTTATTATTACTTGGGAACGATTCCAAGATCATGAATTGGTTTACCCTTATTACTCATTAAAAGAAAATGGATTTGAAGTAACTTTGATGGCCAATAAAATTGGTAGAATTTATGGTGATATGGGATGCCATATGCCTTGTGATGTTCTTACCTCAGATATGGAAAACGAAGAAATTCGTAAACAATATCTAAATGAATATAATGTTATTTTAATTCCCGGAGGTGTTAAATCTCTAGAAAAATTAAGACAAGAACAAGGTGTTCTTAAATTTATCCAAGAATGGAATGCTGCAGGTAAAACTATCTTCTCAATTTGTAATGGAGCTCAGTTATTAATTTCAGCTAAAATTCTTCAAGGTAGAACTATCTCAGGTTATTATTCAATTGATGTTGATGTTGAAAATGCTGGAGCAACTTATAGTAGAGGCCCAGTTGTTGTAGATGATAATATTATCTCAACTCCACATTATGATTTTATGGGAGAATGGATGAGAACATGCATAGAAGTATATGATCAAAGAAGTTACAACCTAGAAACTATTATCTAATGAAGAAAGATAATTATGATGTTAATGTAGTTAAAAAACCATGGGGTTATGAATACCTAGCTTATGAAAATGAACACGTAGCTCTGTGGTTTCTTCACATTAAGCATACTCATGCTACATCTTTACATTGCCATCCTAAAAAAACTACAGGATTAGTATTACTAGATGGTAAAGCTGAAGTATCATTTTTTAATAATACTAATGTTTTATTACCCGGAGATAAAGTAATGATTAGAAAAGGTTTGTTTCATAGTACAAAAGCAACTACTGAAAAAGGAGCATTTGTGTTTGAAATTGAAACCCCCGTTGATAAACAAGATTTAGTTAGATTTAGAGACAGTTATGGAAGAGAAGGTAAACCATATGAGGATAGCACCCACGAAATTCCTAAAACAGAAGATTGTCTTCTTATTTCTAACCCAGAATTAAATCAAACAAATGAGTATGTTTTTTCAAATTGTACTCTAACTGTTAAAAGTATTACAGATATTTCTGAGTTTTTAAATATTGATGATTCACTTAATGTTATGTTTTTAAAAGGTGGACTACAGGCTGATTACGGTCAAAATGTAGCTGGTTCTGGAGATGTTGTAATAGCAAGTACTATTAAACAACTTACAGAAGTATTTAATAAAGTTGATTCTGAAACAATTATAATGATTATAAAAAATAATGGCTAATTTTTACCCCCCCGGATTTGAATCCGAAAAAAAGAATTTAGCTATCGATTTCGATGGTGTAATTCACAATGCTGATAAAGGTTGGCATGATGGAACTTGTTATGGAGACCCACTCCCAGGTTCATTAGAAGCATTACTTAACTTATCTGAAAAATATAATATTGTTATATTTACCGCTAAAGCAAAACCTGATAGACCTCTTGTAGATGGTAAAACAGGAGTTACTCACGTTTTAGAATGGTTAAAAAAATATAATGTAGCTCACTATGTAGATTCGGTAACATCCGAAAAACCACGAGCAGATTTATACATAGACGATAATGGTTATCGTTTTGAAAATTGGGAAGACACATTAAATTTTATAAAAAGTTATGAATAATTTTAGATTAAAAGCCTTTAATAAGGCCTCTTTTTGCAGACATTTTGAAAATCAGGTTTATAAAGCATCTCAAGATAAACATATTAAATTTCCATTTTACCTTTCAGCGGGTCAAGAATATATCCCCGCATCAATTTATACTTTATTAGAAGAAAAAGGTATTGATCCTAATGTTTTTATTCAACATAGAGGCCATTCTCATTATCTTTGTAAAGGAGCGGATCCAATTCAACTAATTGATGAGTTATTAGGACGAAAAACGGGATGTGCTAAAGGAATGGGAGGTTCAGCTTCAATCCATTCAATTAAAAAAAATATTTTTGGTCATGATGGTTTAATGGGTAGTCAAGTTCCTATCGCTGTTGGCCATGCTTATGAAACTCGTAAACCCACAGTTGTAGTAATGGGAGATGCCTCCGCGGAAGAAGATTATGTGTTAGGAGCATTAGGTTGGGCTTCAACTAAAAATTTACCTATTTTATTTATTGTTGAAGATAATAATTTATCTATTTTAACAGAAAAAAGAGTAAGACGTAATTGGGAAATGGAGGATATTGCTAAAGCATTCAAATTGAAAGCTTTTAATATAGATGATAATCCATTAACTATTCAAAAGTATTTAGAAGATTATGATTTTTCATACCCTATGCTTTTAAATATTAATACTCATAGAAAATATTGGCACTCAGGAGCTGGACAGGATGGGAATGAATTTGATCGTTATAAAAACGAATTAAAATCATTAGGGGATGAAGGTAAAAAAATTGATGAAGAAAATAAGTTATTTATAGAAAAATTATGGCAACAACAGTTAGAGATACAATAAAAGAAATCACTCGTAAACACCTTTCAGAAGGTAAAGGTAAATGTTACGGACAATGTTTAACAGCCGTAGGTTGGGTTGGTGGAACTCTACCTGAAATGTATGAAGAAGATGGTATGGTTGAATTTTCAATGGCAGATGTTTCTAATGGATCAATAGCTACAGGTATTGCTTTAGCAGGAGGTAGACCTATTTATGTAGTTCGTTATCAAGGATTTCAATGGTATAATTTAGTTTCAATAGTTAATTATGCTGCTAAATCTAAAGAATTATGGAACCGCCCTTGTCCTATATTTGTAAGAAGTATAGCAATGGAAGGTGGAGTAGGACCCGTAGCGGGTTCATCTCACCACTCATTAGCTCACAGAATGCCAGGTATTAAAGTTATTTCTCCTATGACCCCCGGTGAATATGAATATGCTTATGAGTGTTTTATGAATGAGGATGAACCTTATTATGTTTCTGAACATAGAAAATCATATGATAATGCTGAAGAATTAGAAAATATTATTTTACCAACAGCAGATTTCACCATTTTCCCTATTTCTATTACTAGATTGGAAATGAAAAAATTAGTTGATTTAGCTAAACAAGAAAATATTATTTTAAACATAATTCATCAATTATGGATCAAACCATTTATTGTTGAAGATAGTTGGAAAATTGCTTTAGATAATTCTAAATTTGGTGGACTAGTAACAGATGATGATTATGTAGAAGGTACAGCAAGTAGTATAGCTAATGAATTAAGTTTGGCTACTGGAAAAAAAGTATGGACATTAGGCCTAGAACCTCGTACAGCTGGATTCCACCCAACAGTAGATAATTTACCCCCTAGTGCTGAACAGATTATAAAAAAATTAAAACAAATTAAATATGGGATATAGTTGGCCTCTTATTAATGATAATATCACTCAAAGTGATAGAGAAATTTTAGCAGACTTTTGTTTAAATGGTGAACGTTTTACAAATGGTCCTAAAGTAAAAGAATTTGAAAAAATTTGGTCTGAATGGTTAGGAGTTAAACACTCAGTAATGGTTAACTCAGGAGCATCTGCTAATTTTATTTCTATAGCAATGGTTAAAGAATTAGTTGGTATTGGTGAAGTTATTGTCCCTCCAATTGGTTGGGTTTCAGATATATCATCCGTAGCTCAGTTAGGTATGACTCCTGTATTTGTAGATGTTTCAATAAATGATTTTAATATCACTTTTGAAAACATAAAAAATGCAGTTACCCCAAATACAAAAGCTATTGTATTAGTTCATACTTTAGGGTTTAATGGTATAAGTGATGAGCTTATTCAATTTGCTAAGGAACGTAATATAATTTTAATTGAAGATTGTTGTGAAGCTCATGGAGCTACTTATAAAGATAAAAAAGTAGGTTCATTTGGTGATATTTCATTATTTTCATTTTATTTTGGACATCATATTACTACTATTGAAGGTGGTACTGTTTGTGTAAATAATGATAAATTATATGATTTAGCTAAGTTATTCCGTTCACACGGTATGACTAGAGAGGCATCACAAGAATTACAACGTGATTATCAATTAATGTACCCTGATTTAAATCCATTGTTTACATTCGCGGTAGCTGGGTTTAATATGCGAAGCAGCGAATTAAACGCCGTCCTTGGTATTGAACAGATGAAACGCATTGATAACAATATAAAACGTAGAACAGAAAATTTACATATTTGGTTAAATAATCTTGATTCTAATAAATTCATTACAGGTTTTAAAACATCTGGGAGTAGTAATTTTGCTTTACCTCTAGTAATGCAAGGAAGTACTCGTAATAAACTTAAAGATGTTTGTAATGTTTTAGAAAATGAAGGAGTTGAATATCGTTTAGGTACTGCGGGTGGTGGTAATCAAGCACGTCAACCTTATCTTAAAAAATTCACTCACAGAATAAGTGGAGTATTAGCTCAAGCTGATTATATTCACGATAATGCTCTTTATGTTGGTAATCATATTGATTTAACTAAAGAACAAATTATTAATCTTTGTAAAAAATTAAATAATGTTTAAAAATCAAAAAGTTTTAGTAACAGGCGGAGCCGGAATGATTGGTCGTCAATTAGTAGATTTACTTCTAGAAAAAGGAGCCAAAGTAACAATAGCTGACTTAAATGAACCTACTGATTTACCTCAGGAAGTGGATTTTATTAAAGCAAATCTACTATATTTTGACCAGTGTCAAAACATTTGTCAAGGTCAAGATTATGTTTTTAATTTAGTAGGTATTAAATGCTCCCCTAAAGTAACAATGGAACAACCAGCTGATATTATGGGTCCGATGATGCAATTTAATACTAATATGTTAGAGGCAGCTATGAAAGCTAATGTTAAATGGTATTTGTATACAAGCACTGTTGGTGTCTATACTCCTGCTGAAATATTTTATGAGGATGATGTTTGGAAAGGTTCTCCCTCACCAAATGATTGGTATGGTGGTTGGGCTAAGCGAATGGGGGAATTACAATGTGAAGCTTATGAAAAACAAAATGGTGAAGGTAGATGTTCAATTGTAAGACCAGCTAATGTTTATGGACCTTATGATAATTTTGATTTGAAAAATGCTATGGTTGTTCCTTCGCTCATCAGAAAAGCAAACGAAAATGATATAATTGATGTTTGGGGTGATGGTTCACCGATTAGAGATTTCATTCATGCTAAAGATGTTGCTCGTGGAATGATGTTTGTAGTTGAAAACAAAATTACTAAACCTGTTAATTTAGGTTCGGGCACAGGAGTAACAATTAAAGAATTATCCGAAATTGTTGCTAATTATTTTAATAAATCTATTCAATACTCTCCAGAAAAACCATCTGGAGATGCTAAACGTATTTTTAGTATGGAAAGAGCTAATTCGTATGGTTTTTATCCTGAAGTTTCTATTAAAGAAGGTATAGAAAGTACAATTGAGTGGTTTTTAAATAATCCTGATAAAATAGATAAGAAATTTAATGCCCTCAACAAATAATGGATAAAATTTTAATCACAGGAGCAAACTCAGGTCTAGGTAAACATTTAGTATCTAAGTTTAAAGATAATGGATATGAAGTGTTTGAACATAAAGGTAGTAAACATTACGATTTATCTAATCAAGATGAAGTAAAAAAATTAGCAGATGATGCTAAAGATTTTGGAGTAAATATTCTGATAAATAATGCTGCTATAGTTTGTCCAAGTAAAGAATTGTTATTATATTCCGATAAAGAAATTAAAAATATGATAGAAGTAAATTTAACTTCTCCTATATTATTAACATTTTATTTACTAAATCAATTAACAGATATTATTAATATTAATTCAATGGTTGGACTTGAAGTTAAATCCCCAAGAACATTATACTCAGCTACAAAGTGGGGGTTAAGGGGATTTGCTCAAAGTCTAAAAGAAGAAAATAAAAATATAAATGTCTTAGATGTTTATCCTACAAATATTAAAACAACCCCTGATAGACAAAATGCTATGGATGTTAATTTTGTAGTAGATAATATATATAATTCATTTTTAAATAAAGAACAAACACTTATATTAGATGGAAGAAAATAAAACAATATTAATTTGTGGAGCTACAGGTTTTATTGGTAGAAATTTATTAGATTTTTATTACAAACAAGGAAAATATAAAATCAAAGCAACTCATTTTAAACGTCCTGCTGTTGAAGGGTATGATGGTGTGAAATGGATAAATTGTGATTTACGTGATTCAAAACAAGTAAAAGAAGCTGTAAATGGAGTAGATATAATTTTACAATTTGCTGCTACAACTACAGGAGCTAAAGATATAGTTTCTAAACCTTACATTCATGTTACAGACAATGCTGTTATGAATTCTTTACTACTTAGAGAAGCATTTGAACGAGGGATAGAACATTTTATTTTTCCTAGTTGTACTATCATGTATCAAAAATCAGAAATAGCTATTAAAGAATCTGATTTTAATCCCTCAGAAGAAATTCAATCATTTTATTTTGGAGCAGGATATACTAAAATATATTTAGAAAGAATGTGTGAGTTTTATTCTCGTTTAGGTAAAACAAAACATACAGTTATTAGACATTCTAATATGTATGGTCCTTATGACAAATATGATTTAGAAAAATCTCATGTATTTGGAGCTACTATTACTAAAGTAATGACATCACAAGACGGAAAAGTAAATGTATGGGGTACTGGAGAAGAAAAACGTGATTTGTTATATGTTGAAGATTTAGTAGATTTTATAGATATTACTATTAACAAACAAACCACCCCATATGAATTACTTAATGTTGGTTTAGGTGAAGGAATTAAAATTAAAAATTTAGTTCAAAAAATTATCACCCACTCAGAACGTGATTTAGAAATAGTTCATGATTTGTCAAAACCAACTGTTCCAACTTCTCTATTTTTAGATTGTTCTTTAGCAAAAGATAAATTAAATTGGAAACCAAAACATACCTTAGATGAAGGTATTATTAAAACTTTAAATTGGTATAAAAACAATAAATAATATGGGGATGTCAGATTGCATATCAGATTACAACCACAGTAATCTAAATAAAGTAAATAGAGTATTAATCACAGGTATAACAGGAATGGTTGGCTCACACTTAGCTGATTTCTTATTAGAAAATACAGATTGGAAAATTTATGGTTTAGCTCGTTGGGCTGATTCTTTAGATAATTTAGAACATTTAACAGAAAAAATTAATAATAAAGAACGGATTGAACTTATTTATGGTGACTTGAATGATTTAGCTTCATTGATGACAGCTATTGATAAATCCCAACCAGATTATTTATTTCATTTAGCTGCTCAATCTTACCCACAAACTAGTTTTGACTCACCTATAGAAACGATACAAACAAATATATTAGGGACGGCTAACTTGTTAGAGGCATTGCGTAAATCACGTTATAAAAACGCTATAACTCATGTATGTGCATCGAGTGAGGTATTTGGTCGTGTACCTAAAGAAAAACTTCCAATTAATGAAGAATGTTCCTTCCACCCAGCTTCACCTTATGCTATTTCAAAAGTAGGTACTGATTTAGTAGGTCGTTATTATGCTGAAGCCTATGGGATGACAATCATGACTACGCGTATGTTTACTCATACGGGTCCTAGACGTGGTGATGTGTTTTCGGAATCAACCTTTGCAAAACAAATTGCAATGATTGAAGCCGGTTTACAAGAACCTAAAATTTATGTAGGTAATTTAGATTCACTTCGCACTTATGCTGATGTAAGAGATGCTGTTAAAGCTTATCATATGTTAGTTACAGTAAATCCAACCTCCGGAGAATATTATAATATTGGAGGTACATATACTTGTAAAATTGCGGATATGCTTAATTATTTAATTAACCAATCAACAGTTCAAAACATTGAAATCGTAACCGATCCTGAACGTTTAAGACCAATTGATGCGGATTTACAAGTCCCAGATACTACTAAATTCCAAAACCACACAGGTTGGAAACCAGAATACACATTTGAACAGACAATGAATGATCTTCTTGAATATTGGAGAAACAGAGTCAATTCAGGACGTAAATTTTTAAGACGATGAAAATATTAGTTATAGGAGATAGTTGTTTAGACATCTTCAGATATGGTAAAATAACTCGTATTGCTCCTGAAGCACCCGTTCCCATTATTGTCCCAGAAAGAGAAACATCAAACCCAGGAATGGCAGGAAACGTAGTATCTAATTTAAAATCATTAGGAGCTGAAGTAGAATTTATTACTAATAAAACAGAAATACGTAAAATTAGATACGTTTGTTCTAAATATAATCATTTATTATTACGCGTAGATGAAAATGATACTTGTGAAAAAATAGATATAATACCCTTTAAAACTGGAGTATTTAATGCTGTAATAATTTCTGATTATTGTAAAGGATTTTTAACTGAAAAAGATATAGAAATAATTTCTAAAAGTTGTGATTGTCCAATATTCTTAGATACTAAGAAAATATTAGGAGAATGGGCTCACAATATTGATTTTATTAAAATTAATTATCATGAATATGAGCGTAATAAAGAAGTTTTAAAAAATGATTTAATTCTACAAAATAAAACTATTGTAACTAGAGGTAAATACGGTTGTGATTATCAAGGTAAAAATTACCCTACAATAGATGTACCTGTAAAAGATGTTTCCGGAGCAGGCGATACCTTTCTATCAGGACTAGTAGTAGAATATATTCGCTCTAAAAGCATAGATTTATCAATTAACTTTGCTCAGAAATGCACAACAGTAGTAATTCAAAAATCAGGAGTATCAACAATATAATAAAATAAAAACATGGATAAATCATTTGAAATAGTAGAAACACAATTTGGTAATTTTTTAATTAATGAATATGATTTAATTGGAAATTTTATAAAACACCAAAAACAATGGGAATATCATCTATATGAATTTTATTCTCAAATATTAGATGAAAATAGTTATTGTGTTGATGCTGGAGCTAATCTAGGATTTCACACGATTCAATTTGGTCGTTTATCTAAAAAAGTATATGCCTTTGAACCTCAATCATTAATATTTAATCAACTATGTGCTAATATTTTATTTAATGGATTAGATGAAGTAATAAATCCTTATAAATTAGCATTAGGAGATAAAGTTGACAAACAACAATTGTGGAACATTGAACATGAAGATTGGGTTGGAAATGGATCTCATAATTGGGGTGGTAGAGGTATCATCCAAAAAGATTTAGATCCTAAAAGAGCTAATGAAAATGAATATCGAGAATATGATGTAGTAGAAATAGTACCTTTAGATTCTATAAACATCCCTAAATGTGATCTTTTCAAAATCGATATTCAAGGATATGAATATTTTGCTTTTTTAGGAGCTCAAGAATTAATAATAAATAATAAACCTATTATTTTATTAGAAAATCACCTAAATGATTTAGAAAACGAGAAAAAATCAAAACAATTTTTATTAGATTTAGGATATGATCTTTATAGATATAATGTTGGAAATAAAGAAGATTGTATTTTAATTCACCCTGAAAATCAAAATTATTCTAAATCACTTTCAGTAATTGAAAATATTAAAGATAAATATAACATTATTAAAGAATCATGAAAACCGCAGCAGTTTTATTTTGTCGAAACGATGAATATAAAGAAGACGAAAGAGCAATCATTTGTCTAAATTCAATGATAGAAACTTTTGATGAAGTTTGGTATATTGATTGGAATTCACCTGAGGATAAAGGATCATTACTTTGGAAAATTGAAGATAAACTAATCAAACAAGGTAAAATTAAACACATAATTATTCCTCCAAGTATTGCCAAACAGTTATCCCCTAACGGTAGTGTAGTTAATGGATTACTCCCCCCTAATATAGTATTTAGAAGAACAGATGCTGATTGGATTGTAACTACAACAATGGATATTATAGCACCTAAAAAAGAGATATTTGAAGATTTTCTTAAAACAGCTGATCCAAATACTTTCTATACTGTAGAAAGAAGAGACATTGAGTATAAAGATGTAGAAGATTTTGGTTTTGATAATTGGAGAGAATATAGAAACCAATTAGATACTACAACAGAACCAAGACATTGGTTTACTAAAGTAACCCCTAATGATAAATATAGTTTAATAAATTGTTGTGGAGACTTTCAATTAGCATCTCGTAATGTTTGGAATACTATAAAAGGATTCGAAGAAAAAATGATCCATGCTTGTTACCCGGATACAAATGTCCAGAAAAAAGCAGTATTGAATGGATTTGGTTTAGAAGCTGTATTTACTATTCCTCTATATCATATGTCTCATGAAGGTATGGAAAATGACGGTTTATCTCCCTCAAAACAAAAATATAATGATCCTTGGGAATGGGTTGAATTTTTTGAAGAATCCCAAAATACTAGTGATTGGGGATTAAGCAATACAGAAATTGAGTATGAAATTTATTAATTATAAATAACATAATGGAAAAAATAGGAGTTATAGGACAGGGTTTTGTTGGGTCTGCAGTCTGTGAAGGAATGAAGAATTATTTTGATGTAAGAACATACGATATCAATGGTAATTGTAATGAACCCTCACTAGATGAATTGATTAATCAAGTAAATGAAACATTCCTATGTGTGCCTACTCCAATGAAAAAATCGGGGGAATGTGATTTATCAATTGTAAAAGAATGTTTACAAGATATTTTAAACATAGTTGAATATTACCAAAAAGAAAATTTTATAGTAATACTCAAGTCAACTATCCCCCCGGGAACTACAGAAAAATTAAATCAAGAATTTAAAAATATTCACATTGCTTTTAACCCGGAATTTTTAACTGAGGCAAATGCTGTTGAGGATTATAAAAATCAAAATAGAATAATTATAGGAGCCGACAGACCATACTCTTCAAGGGTAAAACAAATATTTTCAAAATCATTTCCAAAAGTACCTATTATTAAAACATCCTCAACTATAGCTGAAACCATTAAATATGTTACAAATACATTTTTATCAATGAAAGTTTCATATGCAAATGAGATATATCAATTATGTAATACTTTAGAAATTGATTATGATAAAGTAATTGAATATGCTAGATATGATGATAGATTAGGCAATTCACATTGGTCTGTTCCTGGACCCGATGGTGATTTAGGATTTGGAGGTCATTGTTTCCCTAAAGATATTGCTGCTTTGCAATATGTAATGAAAACACTAAATGTTGATTCAACAATGTTAGATTCAACTATTATAAAAAACGAAATGGTACGAACAGACAAAGATTGGGAAAAACAAATCGGACGTGCTGTCTCAAAAAACTAAACTTACTAATACATTTTACATAATGGGCCTATTTATATACTATAACAAACACGATAAAACTAAGGAACCTCACGGCAAATTTGAGGCTATTAATTTAGAGGATGCTATTTTAGTAGCTTCTCATATTAAAGATATGAATCTACAGGATTTCCTAAAAGTATTTAAAGTTGAACAAGTCTTTAAAAATTCTACAAAAAAATAATTAAAATAGTAATTATATGAATCCATTTGGCAAAAATCTTAACATTAAACTCCGTAACTCAGAACCTACTGAAAAGGATTATTTTTTAGATATTGTTTTAGCTATAGATGAGTGTTGGAAAAGAACTAACCATATGGAAGAGGAAGTGGGAATGGGAATTGCTAATTATGAAGAATCTTTTTATATTATAATTGAAAATTTAATCCTTCTTCACTATGGGGAATGGAAAGGAAGTATCATTTTGTGGTGGTTATTTGAACGTTTTAATGATGAGGGAGAATTATTAGCTATAGAATTAAATAATCTTGATGAAAGTACTCAAAAAGAATTATTAGTAGAAACTCCTGAACAACTTTGGGATTTGATTAAAAAAATTGAATTAAACGAAAAATAAAAATATGATTATTAGATATTGTAAAGGATGTAAAGAACAAATTAATCCAAAAAGATTAGAAATTCTTCCAACAGCAACAACTTGTGTTCCCTGCTCAACAACACAAAAAAGAGGAGCAGTAACAGTAATGAAAGGTGAAGGAGACCATACATGGATTGAAACAATATTCATGGAACATGATGACTTTCACCGTTATGAAGAACAAAATAAAAAATCAAAACGCATTACCTCTAAAAATTCTCAACCAGAATATCAAGATTACAACAAGGATAATTCAGTTGATAATATTGATATTTAAAACTTTATAAAATAAAGATATGCCAAAAGCAAAACCATTAGGAAAAGAATTAATTTTAGCAGCTGTTGCTAAGACTAAATCAAATAAAGCAGCGGCACGTTATTTGAATTGTTCTTATATACACTATAAAAAATGGGCTAGAATATATGAGGCAACAAAACCAGGATATGAAAATTTATTTGAACAACATAAAAACCAATGTGGAAAAGGTATTCCAAAATTTTTAAGTAATGGAAACCCAAGAAAAGATTTTGCTTTATTAGACTTAATCGAAGGAAGAATTGACCCATCTTCTTTTAATCCAAATAAAATTAAATATAAGTTGTTACAAGAGGGTTATATGAAAGAGGAATGCTATTCGTGTGGCTTTCATGAACATCGCGTACTAGACTATAAAATGCCGCTTTTAATGCATTTTAAAGATGGAAACAAACAACATTATCGACTTGAAAATCTAGAAATGCTTTGTTACAATTGTTATTTCCTATACCAGGGAGATCTGTTTACAGGAAAACAATTAGAGGGTATAGAGGATCATTTAACTAAAAATGATTCCAAAGTAGATTGGGAAATAGATTCATATACTCAAGAACGCTTAAAAGAATTAGGCTTATATGATTCAACTCCTATAGATGATGGAAGCGAATATATAAGTCATTTATAAATTTATAATATTTAGAATCATGGGTAGGAAAATAATTCCATTATTAAAAAAAGGTAAACATAAAAAACATGATACTATTGTGAATGACTTTGATATCCAAAAAAGTAAACATCTAGAGAAGTTAGCAACTAAAATGATTAATGAACAAGATAAAATAGAGAAGCTTAAATCTAAAAATATAAACCCAAACTTTTTAAATCTATTCTAACATGGCACTCGAAATCACAATCCAAAACTCAGATGAATTTCAAGAAATGGTTGAAGGCAAAGACTTTCGTATTTCTGAGGCTGTAGTTAATGGAATTTTAAGCAATTTATCTACAAAAAAAAGACATATTCACGTAATTTCTATAATTTGTATTGAAGATGATGCTATTTATGATATTACAATTGAACGTAAACATTTTCTTGAAACACTTGAGGAAAATCTTCCATATTACATTAAAGAAGAAAAATATGAAGAATGTCAAATTATTGCAGACACAATAAATAAATTAAAAAATCAAGAAATAGGAAATATGATTGAAGATATTTCAAAATTAGGGAATCTGATTGAAGATATTTCCAAATCCAAAAAGTAAATTTGGTATACCCAGATAGGGTTCGTATATTTGACCATAACCATAAAAATAAAAGTTATGATCTATTGGAAATACAACGTTAACACTTTCAAGTGGGAGAAAAACAAACGCAAAACTAGAATTTTTTGGGGGATAATTATTACCCTAATTATAGGTTCATTTATTGGAGGATGTTTTGTTAGAGGAAAAACATTAGAAAATTTTGAAAGAGAATTACTTATTTTAGATTTACAACAAGAAAAAAATAAGTTTACTCAAGAAAAATTAGTTGAAGAATTAAAAAGATTAAAAGTCAAATTCCCATATATTGTTATGGCCCAATCTATTCTTGAAACAGGTCATTGGAAAAGCCAAGTATTTAAAGAAAATAATAATCTATTTGGAATGAAACAAGCAACTATTCGTATTAATACAGCTAAAGGTACTAATTTAAATCATGCCTATTATGATGATTGGTATCAATCCGTTTATGATTATGCTTTTTATAGTTGTAGATATTTAAGTAATATTGATACTGAAGAAGAATATTACTTATATTTAGGTCAAAATTATGCTGAAGACAGTAATTATATTAATTCTTTAAAAAATGTCATCAATAAAGAAAAACTTAAAGAATTATTCTGATATGTATTAGGGTAACGTTTTAACCCTAATCAACAATGGCCAAATCAAAGTCTCAAGTAACAGTTTTAAAAGCAGATAAACCTAAAGTATCACGCACTGGAGTTCACGCAAAAACAAAAACTAGTAAGTTAAAATCTAGTAAAAATTATAGAAAGTTATATAAAAGTCAAGGTAAATAAATAAATAAAATAAATTAAGTTATGAGTAAAACAAGTAATTCCGCTAAAATAGAATGTCTAAAAATTTGGATCGATAATCTTAAATACAGAATGGGTAAAAAGGATAAACCAACTCCCTATTCTAAAAAACAAAGATGAAACTTAAAGCAGATGCTGTAGATATATTTAATTCTCTTCCCGATGAATTATTAATCCAAATTGCTCTAAAAGATCCGGAAGCTTTAGAAGAATTATGTATATCTCTTACTTTAGAATTGTATTTCATGAAAAAGAAATTAAATCCATTAAAAGTAAGTTAAAAACATCTATAAAGAAATTTGGCTTACCCAAATCTGTTTCGTATATTTACCCCATAAAATAAAGGTTATGCTAAGTGAATTAACATTAGAATATGAGAATGGTACTAAAGTTGTAAAAATAGTTCCAAAAAGCGAATCAACTATTTATCCCCAAAGAGATAGTATTAAACATTGCACTCATAGATCTTTCAAATACGAGGTATCAAAACATCCTTATTTATGTATCTCTATTATAAAAACAGGAGATAAATATAAAATAATGCCCGAAGGTATTTCATGTATCCCTGAAACTGAATTAAGTGATATTATAGTAATAGATAATTTACCTAAAATAGTTGAAAAGCCTAAACAGGAAAATAAATGGATGTTTGAATCCTCAAGTGGAGATGGTTTTTATCAAGTAAGAGAGAATATGGGTAAATTAAAATGTAGTTGTCCTGGATCCTGGAGAGCTAAAGATAAAAAATGCAAACATATTAAAGAAGTAGAAAAAGAATTAGGCTCCCTGAAATAGGGTTCGTATATTTACGGATAAGATAATTAATTAATAATAATAAAAAATAAAGGTTATGATAGAAAAAACAGAACGTAGAGGTAGACCTGTAGAACAAGTATTGGTTCAACCCGAAAAATTTACTCGTGAGTATTATGAAGTACCAACTAAACCTGAGTTAGGTACCAAAACTGTACTTTATTACGATACTACTAAAAATCCTCTAAATCCATATAAATCAGAAATTACTTATCCTAAAGGATATAAACATAATAATTTAAAAGCTGAAAAACATAAATCATATAACAAGCAACCTGTAGTTTTAGTATTTAAAACATCAAATCGTTCAAATGCTCAAACCAAAATGAAGATATTTGCTAATGAAAACATCGATTATATTTTATCAACTGATAAATTAGTAGGTGTACCTGAAACAGCAGTTATTTTAGAATGTGGAGTAGGTGAAAATTTTATTCAAACGTGGCAATCTAAGTATTCTCTTTAATATTTATGACATATATTTAATTTATAAAACATGGCAACTAGAGCTCTTATTGGATACCTTGAAAACGGAGTATTAACAACAACTTATAATCATTATGATGGTTATCCTGAACATTTAGGAAAAGCATTAAATAATTTTTTCAATTCACCTACATTAGCAAAAGATATTGCTAATTATGGTTATGTTAGTTATATTGATCCTCAAACAGGTGAAATTGAAGCTAATAACAAAGGAAGAGCTGATAAAATAAACCTTAACCAATTAGACCCAGAACAAGCCGCTGAAGAAGTAGCATCATTAGTAGATTCATTTGGAGCTGATTATGCTTATTTCTACACCCCAAATTCTGATAATTGGGATGTTGTTAAAAATAATAGTATTCGTTCTATGATAGATCCTTTACAGACTATTTTATTTGGTGACTTTGATAACACATATGGTAAAGAAGAAATGGAGGAAGCTTATCACGTTGGTGATGATAAAGAAGTAGTTACTAAAGAAAGTACTCCAGAGCTTAAAAGAGGTGTTTTAAATATAGTATTAAACCAAGCAATATCTCAACTTAAAGATCAACCTAAAGATGCTATTGAAGCCTATAAAAAATCTTTAGATAATGATATTCGTTTAAATGGAATTGAAAAATATATTAATTATAATGTAGAGGATTTTCAAGAAGATTTTCAAAATTATATTTCGGATAAAATGGAAATGAATGAAACCCATATTCGCCAAATGAAATATAAAGCAGGTATTATAAAATAAATAAAATGAAAAAAGCAGATAATTTTAACGCATCAAAGTGGTTAGTAGAAAATAAAATTACTTTTCAATCAAAGCTAATTGAAGCAAAGGGACAGGAACCATCAAAATCAGGAGAGGAATTCTCATTATCCTGCAAGATAGTACAACTCTCAGGTGTTGAGTATGTTAACTATAATTTTAAATTAGATGATGTTGATTTTGAAGAAGAAAAGAGAGGAACAGGTATTTTATCTAAGGTCGGAAGCTTTATAAAAGGCAAACCTACAATCCAATTTTATTTTAAACCAGTATCAATAGAAGGTCTTTCAAAAAGTGAGATAGAAGAAATTGAAGATGTATTTATTACTGTAAAATTAAAAAATGATGCTTTTGTTTTAGACACATGGAATACATCAGAAATAACCGCAGCCTCTATTCCTGATAGTACTCAAGCTACTAAATTTATAAATTATTTATTAGGAAAATCCCAATGGAAAGATGGTTTAAATAATACCTTTGGAGATATGAAAACTAAATTAACACCAGCTTCATTTAAAAAATAAATAAAATGAAAAAATCAGACAACTTTAACGCTATACAGTGGTTAACAGAAAACAAAATCACTACACAATCTAAGTTAAACGAAAACAACACTGAGGCTTCAGAGCTTTTATCTCTATTAGCATCCCCCGAAATAAAAAAATACATGGACAAGTTATCGGATACTTTAGAGGATGTTGATTTTATGCGAGTAAAAAAGCTATATGATGGTTTATACACAGAATTAAAAAAACACGAATAATGCAAAAATCAAAATTACAAGCAATTATTAAGGAAGAAATAAGAGCAGCTCTTAAAGCAAAGAATAATAATGTTCATGAAAGCTATTATGCTATGTTAGGTGGATCAAGCCCCCTTTCAGATGCAGCAATGAAAACTAAAGTAGTTGAGCCTGCTCTAGGTCCAAACTTTGAGACTGTAATGATGTTTAAAGATGACAGCCTTAGTCCTAGATATAAGCAGCTTGATGCCAAGTTTCCTAGAGAAATGACAGATAAATGGGAGATTTTATATCGCTCGGATAGCTACCAAGGATATGCTAAACTATCTCCTGATGGAAAGGTGATTAAAGCAGCAATATTAGATGGTGGTGGAATTTCAGGAGTTTTTTATGTAAAGTCTGGAGGAGGAATTAACGAATCTGTAACTTCAATATCTAAAGCAGATTTGATTGTAAAACTAGAACCATTAAAGAAGCTTTTTCCTAAAATCACAGATCGTGATATAAAATCACTTACATTTGTTGGTACTAAAGCAGAAACAACAAACATATATAAAGCCTTAGGAGCTTTAAAAATCCAAGACTATTTTGACCCACCAAATGATGACTCAGAGGCTAGTGGCGCAGGTACTTGGGTTATTGATACTATGGATGCTAGTGATAAGGGTCTTATTAAAGAATCAAAACCTTACTTTAAATATGTAGATAAAGAACTCTATCCCAACCCAGGAATGGAGGTTAATGTTAGGGATATTGATAATGAAATGATGATTTATTTTATTAAAAAAAATTTCAAGTTATTAATCACTACTAAAAATGAAAAAGACATTCCAGGATCCATTACTAAACAAAATAACAATTATCAATTCCTAAAAACAGGAGGATCTAATTCCTCAACTTCGGATGAGATAAATAAGAAAGATATTTTAAGTATAAAGATAGTTAGAGATTAAAAGGTTATATAAGAAAAAATAAAGGTTATGGAAAATCAAAAATTATTTATTGAATTATCTAGTATATTAAATACTAAAGGTGCTAATATTAGTATGGAAAGGTTATTCCAAGATGGAATAATTACTTATTCAAATATCCCTGAGGTAAAAGAATATGTAGGTCCTAAGGGTAATGGATTTTGTTTTCGTGCAAATCACAAATATTTTGGAATTAGTGAATCTGAACTAGCAGACTTATTCCCTATCACCATTAACAATCATATTATTAACTTAATAGAACACCTAGAATTTGAAATAGAATCAGGTAATGATCGTTATTATCCTGAATCATTTGCTTTTAGCATCGAATAAAAAAAAATAAAAACGTCATATGAAAAATTTGGAATCCTGATGTGGGGTTCGTATATTTACCCATATAAAAACAAAATAAACACACATGAAACTAGCTCAATTACTTAAAGAAATCGCTGCAGATCCTAAGCAAGTGTACTTGCAAACACGCAAGACAAAAAGCGTTAGTGATAGTGCTTTTCCTTTCTATGTA